TTGCTGCGCACGTCGTTGCCGGCAGCACGCATGACCGCTTTCAGCTGTCGCTTGTCCAGTGCGACTTCGCCCCAGGATGTCACGCGCAGCTTAAGGTCGCTCACGGCGAATTCTCGGCGAAGGCCTTCGAGCGTGCGGTGTCGCTGTCATCGCTGATCGGTGCCCAGCGCTCGAACTCGCACTCGAATTCGCAGAACCGCTTGCGGCCGGCGACTTCCTTTGCACGGCGCACGCGGAATATCTCGGCGCGCGGCTCCGGCCACGTCGTGTTGCGGATGATGACGTTTGTCGTCTCGATGTAGTCGAGCCAGCGCGTCGTGATGAGGTGGGTTACCGGCGTATCGACGGCGGTCGAGTTGTAGAGCGTCGAGGGATAGGTCGGTTGCACGTCGGCGTGCACGACACCGATCGGCACCAGGGTTTCAGTAATCGCGTCGTTCGGTCCTGGTGCCTGATCGCGGCGATACAGCGTCACGGTCCAGCGCAGCACGCCGACGCCACGCGCAAGCTGTCCGGTCGGGTTGTCGGGCATTCAGAGGTAACCGAGCAGCAACAGCACGATCAGGATGACCACCAGGACGGCGAGGATCGAGCCGCCGCCGTAGTAATACGACGGGACGGCCCAGCCGGCGCGGAACCCGTAGCCGCCCCCGGCAAGGAGCAGCACCAGCAGGATGATGACGATGAGCATGACGGGCGACATGGGGAACCTCACCACAGGAGATCGACCAGGATGACCGCGCAGATGAGCAGGATCACCGCGACGCTGATCCTCATCCGCTAAACGTCCAGAGACGATGCGGCCACATGAGTAGCTTTGCTGCTTGCGGCATGTCGGCGGATATGTCGCCGCGCTGCTCGTAGAGGAATGCCGTCAGCAACAGGATAGCGTGAAGGATCGGCACGGGGATCACCGTCGGGTCGGTGCCATAACCGGCGGTGTAGTCGATCACCATCGACTGTTGCGGGATTTGCGGGAGCAATTGCGGGTTGACCGAGACATATCCCGGCTCGACGCCAAGGTTCAGCGTGTAGTCGCTGGGGTCGGCAGGCTGCATGTCTTCGAGCGGTCCCCACAGGATGCTTTCGACCGATTGCGCGGGCGCACGCGGTAGCTCGATCGGACGCTTGACCAGCGGAGGCCAGTTGAGGGGAAACACGATTAAGCTCTGCGGAACAAGCGGCGTAGCGGTCGGTGGTGGTGCCCAGGTGACGCTGTATTGCAGCTTTTGAGTGAGCAGCGCGCGGTTAAGCCAAGACTCGGCCCATTGCCGCGCGCTGGTCAGATACATCGTCAACAGGTTGTCGTCGTATTTGGCGTCCACCCGGCAATGCTGGCGCACGACATCGAGCGTGAGCGGTTCGGCCGCTGGTGCCTGGAGAACGCGCAGGCCCGCATACATCCTATTTGCGCACCGTCTGCGTTGGTCCCCGTTGCGGCGGTGGTTCGGGGTCAGTTGGCGGCGGCGCGACGACGGGCGGCGGCAACGGTTCGGCGTAGCGTTGCGCCACGAGATTGCGCGCGGATGACAGCGGGAACACAGCATCGTCGCCGGGGTAGAGGTTATTCCAGCGACGCAGGAAGCGCACGCGGGCGATCGGTTCGCCGCTCACGCGACAACGCCCAAGTCGGCGAAGCGTTGTGCCTGGGCGGGCGTGAACGCGGCCGACTCGCCGGGAAAGTAGGACAGGAATTGCGTGGAGAACGTCACCACGACGGTCGCCGGTTCCTCGCCGGCCTTCGTTGGTTCGTCGAGCGCGTGCGCGTCGGCGAGGTGGTTCGGCGCGGACACCAGCGCGAGGACCGGCGGAGCACCGGGCGGCGGCACCTTGGCGGTCGAGGGTCGCGCCTGGGAGGTCGGGTGTTCGCCGGTCTCGTTGGCATGGCGCGCGGCGTCCGCGTGTCGCGCGGCGTTCGCGTCCTGGCGGGCGGCGTCGTGGGTCGTCGTCGGATGTTGGGCCATCGTGTCCTCGCAAAGAAGCGGCGCGGCGGGTTAGGCCGCGCCTGGGTGGTTTAGTGCGGATCGGCGAGCGTCGGCGGTGGGTTCGCCCCGGTCGCCAGCGCTGGCCTGACGGCCCCGGCCTGCGACCACGTGGGGTTAAGCGGCTGGGTCGAGTAAGGTGCCCCAGGTGCCCCAGGAACGCCGGAAAAGGCCCAGTCTTGCGTGAGCAGCACCACAAGCGACTGGAGGTGCCGCATGTTGCAATCGTGCTCCGCTATGACGCGGAATATCGACTGATCGCGCTGGAAGCTGGAGACCATGCCGGTCCCGTCGTTGTAGGCGGCGACATCGGACGCATCGACGACGACGTTGTAGGTGTCGGCGATGACAAAGTCTGCCATGTCGCAGAAGTAAATCTCCGACCCCTTCGTGTAGGTCGATACCGAGAGATTGGTCGGTATCTGTTGCGTCAAGCGGATCGGATAGCCCTCAAACATGCCGCGCTCGATCTCATCCTTGAAGTAAAACCCGCCGACCTGATCGCGCGCGGTGGCGATGAAGCGGGCGACGGTCGGAGCCATGATCCAGACGGGGCGGATCATCCGCGACATGCCATTTTGCAACCCAAGGATCGCTGCCGAGGCACCGGACAGGATCGCCGTCAGTGCATCACCCGCTGACGGCGTCGCCGGCATGGCTGTCACGGTGATGATGTTCGCCGGCAGCGCGAGGTGACGCATTCCGATCGGCCCCTTGTCGGTGCCGTCGCCACGCAGGAAAGCAAGGTCCTCCCGGCGTGCGACGGTCTGCACAAGGTCATCGCGGACGACTTCCTCGACGCCGATCGGCGAACGACGGATCAGGTCGTTGCTGACAGGCACCATCGCCGTCAGTTTCTTGGCGACAAAGTTGACGTCGTCGAATCGCTCTTGGCTGACCGCGATGTCGTCCAGTTCGTTCTGATAGGCAGCGGTCGCGCCCCCGGCCAGACGCGGGATCGTCAGGTTGCCCATGGGCATCCCAATTTCCATCGGGCTTGCCCCGCGCACGGCGGTCGAGGCGCGCAACAACTCGATCAGATCGGCCATGAAGTCTTGCGGTATCAAGGCCCCGCCCTCGCCGGTCACACCGGAGTTGAGTGCACGGGCGACCACGACGTCGCCGAAGCGGTTCTCCACGAACTCGGCCGCTTTCTCCAGCGAGACCTTGTGGAACCGCGCGTGCAACAGTCCGATGACGTAGCGCGCGGCCTGTAGCCCCGGCCCCTGCTTGGGCGTCTTTTTCGGCTGCGCTGGTCCTGCGGTGCGGAAGCGGAAGCCGCGCAGTGCCTTGTCGTCGTCGTCGGGGTCGGGGTCCTCGGCGGTGTCGGTTGCGCCCTCGGCCGCAGCTTGCATCGCAGCGGCGATGTTGCGCAGTCGCGCGTCGAGCGTCGCCAGCTGTTCGGCCAGCTGGTCGAACGTGCTGGACTGCTCATCGTCCATCGGCTTGTCCGGGTCGTCGTCCTTTTGGACGATCGCCGTCATCTTCTCGACGATTTCAGCGCGCCGACGCTTCAACTCGCGATGTTTCTCGGAAAGTGTGGCCATTGTCTTAGTCCCTCATTGTGTTGCGCACTGTGCGCAGTTGCAGGACCGGCATCAGGTCCCCATGGCCATCGCTAGTTGGAGCACGCGTCGGCGGCGCGCCCGTGCTGTTGCTTGTTGTTCGTTGAGTTGCGTCAATTCGTCGCCAGTCTCCGGGTTAGGCGTGGCGACCTGTTGCGCTGGCTCGATCAGCGCCTCGGGATTGGCTGGCACGGTGACGACGGATAGCTCGACCAATTCCTGTGCCTCAAAATCGACACCCGGCCACCAGTCGTCCGCGCCGCGTTCCGGGTCATCGGTGAACGACCACTTGAGCGGTCTAAAGCCGACACTGGTCGCGGCGATAAATCCGGTGCGTGCGAGGCGATAGACAGCATCGGCGAACGCGCCGGCCTCGGGCGTGTCTTGCGGGATGAACTCCACCGACGCCATCAGCGCGTCGTCCTCGACGCCGACGTCGAACGCGCGTCCGATCGGCAGGCGGGAGGCGTCGTGCCCCCACAACACGACGGGATTGCGCTTGAACGCCGACAGGTCCCAGCCCTTGACGGCGATCGAGTCCTGTTCGCGATCGACTGCGCTGGTCGAGATGCAGAAGCGCAGCGCGCGCCGGCCGTCGTCGATCGCAGCGGCGGGGGCGATGATCTGCTTGCGCACGCCCAGCGCGGCGCGGGTGACGTTGCGGCCGCGATTTAGCGTCTTGAATTGAGTCGCGCTAACGATCTGCATCGCTTTCTCCTGGTCCTGGAGCGGGCGGCGTCGCGTCGGGCTTGTCCGATCCTGGCGCGCTGGCGTTCGGCGTCGGCGCGGTGACTTCGGGAACCTTGGTCGGATCGGCGGTGTTCAACGGCACGCGGTATTCGTCGCCGGTCCCGTCGGTGATCGGGTCCATGTTCTCGCGTCCGCGCACTTCGTTCCGGTTCAGCCAGCCGTTGAGGGTGCCGATCTGGTAGGCTTGA